TCACCTTCCTGCCAATCTTGCGAGACTGCTAAAACATTTAGTGTGTAATCTCTTGGTACAGTTTTCGAATGTGGGGCATTATATAATTTCAAGTAAAAACTTACATTTCCACTCGCAGGAAGAACGTTATTTGTTCTATCTGTTGAAATGTTATCAACTGGAAACTTTACTAAAATTCTGGACAATTCTTGAGAACTTGTTGTAATTCTTCCATAAATAGAAAATGTTTCAAGCACATCAGCTTGTCCTGCATTAGCACCAGTACCACGATTTTTTAAATTTAATTGGTATGCATTGACAATCGTATTGTCTGCACTAGCAGTATATCTGATTAACATTATCTAATTCTACCTTTCATATCCGTTGCAAAGAATTTAATTTCAAAAATAGCGTTTTTGGGACAAACCACTGTGCCTCCATCGGGTGATAAATTCTTATTTACATTAAATTGAATATTTGAATATTGAGCACCTGTCTTATTAACAACTGTAACAGATGCAACATCTAAAACATCAGTTATTTCATTTAGTTGCCTATATATGTCGCTAATTTTTAAATGCTCTCCAATATAAAAACCATCGCTATAAAATTGTGATAATTTTGCTAATGACTGATTTAATACATCTTCCCCATCAACTGAAGGCATGGTACTGATAACAAACTCAATTCCCAAGTTGATTATATATGGATCTAGAATATCAATTGTATCATTAACCATTCTAAACTCATTTATCCATGTTTTTAAATTATTTTTAATTGTTATGTTAGTTTGAGCGAGTTTCCCAAATCTATCTTCTGAAATCACATACATATTTAAATTTCTTTTTAATGAGTCTGGATCTTTCTGTACAGAGCATTTTTTAATAGAGCCAAATTTTGCCGGCATTCTGTATACTAGATTTTCATAATCTGCTTGAGTAACTGCCCTATTTTGTGTTGGGAATGTATCAAAAATTCTTTGCTTAACTTCAGCTGAAGATGGGTATGTAACATCTCCAACGATCGGCTTTTCATTTGTCACCTCTATTGAGGCACGAATTGTTTGAATAATTGAAGTGTTTAATCCTTCTCTATCTTTATAATCTACAAGAGCGCTGGCAACTGAGTTAACAGAAGCTGCAGCAACATTAGAATTTGATGGATTTGTTGTTCTATAAGCAATAGTCAAATCAGTATTAGCGGGAACGATTCCATAATTTGTATTTTTTGACAATCTAGTTGGATCAAAAGTGGTATCAGTAACGTAATCTTTACCAAAAATATCAAGAGCAACACTTTGTGGCTCAGCAATGATTGTATTTGCGCTTTCTTCTCCGCTACCGAACTGCAGTGATACACCATTGACATCTCTGACAACAACATATTTTCTAGAAACTAAGAGAGGCTTTATAACTGATGGAACATTATCGTTCTTATAATTGTTGTTTGGTATCTCTTGATACACAATATCTTGTGCCAAATTTTGAACTTCAAAATATTTGTTACCTTCCGCATCAGTTACAGAAATAATTTCTGATATGTTATCGGCTCCAATTCTAAGATTTAGATATCTTTGATAATTGCCAACTGTTATTGTTTGTAAGTTTAATTTACCAGAGACAACATTACCATATGCTTTAATAGCGTAATATGTTGGGGCACCTGTGTCTGGATCGACCTTAGAAACGACAATCGGATTGATTGGATCGCTAAAGTCTAAGTTTTCAGTCAATATAAAATTTAATCCCTCTCTTGAAGTAAAGCTTGTTCCTCTTTTCAAGATTGGCATATATCTGGTATCGGGTCCTAATCCGCTCGCATCTGCCGGTATTTCAACGTACACGGCTACCTCACCGAATGTTGATGGGCGCCCAGGATCTTTGTAGCCTAATATTCTTCCGTGACGAGTAATGTTTTGAAGGCTGTAGGATGTATCTAAAAATGATTCATTTACATTATAATCTAAATAAAATGATAGCTGATCTCCAACATATGCCACTGCATCGAGCATCATAGAACCAAAAGAGGCTTCACTAAAATCCTGAAAAGTGTCTGGATAAAACCTCTCAGCAATTTCCATTAAATCTTGCCTAATTGTTTCATACTCACGATTAGTATAATTAATCGGCATAATTTTCTTAATATTTTTTGGCATATATACGTTATTTCCTTACATTAAATAGTGAATTCTAATAAATCATTAACAGCAATGTCTGGAATTTGATAAGTTAAGATTACCCTTATTGAGTTGGTGTCTGGTGACTCTTCAAATTGTATGTTGCCTATTTTTACAACTGGTAAATATAATCTAACTTGTTCTTCTATTTTATTTTTAATTTGACCTCCAACGCCATCAGAATAATTTGAGAACAAATATTGCATTATACCTACTCCAAAATTAGGCTCCATAACCCTTTCACCAGGATTAGTTAGAATTAACATTTTAAGATTTTGCTTTACCATCTGCTTGATGGTCTTAATCATAGTAAAACCATCGCCTGTGTTATATGTAATTGGTAATTTTATTCCTATAGAAGACATGATTTAAGATCCTTGATTTTTACAAATGGTACCTTCTGAATTAAATGGATTGGTTCGGGTACGTTTTTTGCGCCACTTTGGCAATAATTGTCTTGAGAGGTTTGGTCTAACTCTATTTTTTAAAGTTTGCACACTAAATTCAACGGGGTCAAAGTCAAACAATCTATCAAAACTAGTATCGAAATCACGTGAGTTATAAAAACCTTTAAACAAAGATTTAATTCTACTCTTTGAATTTCTAAGCAATTCTTGATCCCAATTATCCCATTCTCTGACCGCTAAGCCTCCTAAAAATCCTGGATTTCTATCGTCGGCAGATGCCCAGCCCTCTTTACTATCTGCATATGAAATATTGCCATCATCATCAAAAGTAACTTTTATACCTGGTTTACTTTGAAAAGTTGCACCAGAGCCTTCATATTCTCCAGTATCTACGGTAACTTCACCAATTGAATTTAGAAAAGCCATATCATTGTAAATAGCCATAGTTGAAAGAAGTTTATTTACTGGCACAACATATCTTGATACTAATCTAAATTTCTGGTCTTCTTTTAGCATATTCAACAAACAAAGTAATTCTTTTGAATTCGCCTGGACAGGAACAAATGTTTGAATTTCATAATCTAATGCATCCATTTCAACAGATGTAATCTCGTATTTTTGTCCATTAATCTGAGAAGAAAATTGTAAGCCATGGCGGACACCAAGCTGACCTTTAAGCCCAATAATCTTGTTAGAGGGGTCATTTTCTAGTGGAGATACACGAACTCCAATTGAATTTTCATCCTCTTGTGTAATTTGTTTCGGCTCAAAAACGTGTTCTAATGTTCCTGGATATACATCTGATAGGTTTAATGTTGGAGAATTGGATTTAATTATTTCAGTTCCTTCGTCAATACTATACTTAACACCATTAATGCTAATATATTTTTCAATAACAAATGGCTTTTGAGAACTAAAATATTGTTCAAGATCAATTCCAAAGGTATCCAACACACTGTTGAGCGCTTCAAGTGCAGTTTCATATGCTTGTTGCAGTGTTTCATTGGTGATATCCAGATTCAATGCTTCTTCAGCTGTGTTTACTACTTCGATAGCTGCATCAATTGCTAACTTACCAACTTCAGAAACTTGTTCTGATGAAGGTATGTAATCATAAGATTGAACATCTCCAATCGGAACAATCATCCTGCTTATGTTATGATTGTGTGGACCAAGCCCATCATTGCCATAAATCTCTTTACAATCTGGATAGCAATCGGATTGTGCTACTTGAACTTCCCAATTGATAATCTGATGCTTATGTTTAATTCTCGGATCTGTTGGGTGATACGCAGTCCAAGCCCAGCCGTTTCCATTTTCATCAACTTCATAAGCATGTACATGATTTGCGACGTTAGATGTGGTACCAAACGAAGGTCCTGATGGTTCTTCTTCTTCAACGGCAACAATTTCTTTATCTAAATCTAAATCTATCCCACCTGCAGTAAACTGAGTTAAAATAAAATAATCAACATCTGTATATTTCGGCTCTATGTCCATGGTTTTTAAATTTTCAATAAATTTATCTGCCATATATTGAAGCTCAATCTTGACCATCTCTTTTAAAACGAGTTTTGCATCCTCTTCGGAAGCTTTAATCGCTTCAAAATTTAATCTCTCTTTGTATTCTGTATATGTCTCAAAATTAGCTGCAAAACTTGCTAAACCAGCACCAGGAGCACCAACAGCACTAGCAAGAAACGCCTTACCAAGATCGCTGGTTAAATCTTGAGATGCTTTCCAATCTTCTTTTGTTGGGAAATCATAACCTTCTTGCATGTCATTTATTCTAAACATAGCTTGCAAAACAGAACTAGGAGGATCAATAATCGTACCATCGTCAACTAATCTGGAGTAAGTTTGCACTGATTGTTCTAGAAATGCATACCAAAATTCTTCATCTTTAAATGGATTTAATCGTTCCCAGGCAGCATTTTGAACATCTTTAAAAGACATTTCCATATTCTCTACAATATATTGTGGATATATTGAACTGAATACATCGTTAAAATCAGGCTTAAATGTTGTAAATGTCGCTAATGACTTGATAAAGTGAACACTTGAAAAAATTCTACAAGCGGAAACAATAACACCTTGAATTCCAGCAATGCTTTCTCTTTCTAAAATTCTGTTATAAGGCAATTCAACAGCGCAATCTTCATCAAATTTAAGACGCTCATCCATTGGAACACTATCGTATGTTTTCTGTACTTGTTCTGATATTTGTCCAAAATCAATCAAATCGGTGAGAGACGGCTTGCAAGGACTAAGTTCAGGGAACATGATATCAATAATTCCTAACCATCCTTTATTTTGTTGTGGCTTGATGTAAACCGGCGGATTTACATAACTTCCACCGAACTGACCAGGATCTAGATAAAATACTCTTATATCTTCTGTATTGGTAGCTTCAAATTGATTTCTACTAATTCCCAAAATAGCATCGTCGTTAGTGATTGGCTCTCCATTTATTGTAGCATCGCTATACAGAGTTCCGCCCGGGCTATCAGTTTGACCATCTTGAACGACATATTCTACATCTTCTTCTGCTAAATTATCGTATTGAGCGCCATATAAGAAACCGTCTTCGTTATCTTTTACTTCCTCTGTGATTTTTGCGTAAATAACATCTAGGGTAGAATTGTAATAATCTTTTAGCTCTTCAGTGGTTCCAGAATACCCATTCTCCGCTAACATTTCATTTAGCAGTATTAATTGAGGGGCATAGTCTGACTTTACATTAAAACTTTGCACAAAAGTAGGATATTGATTTTGTAAAGTTAATAAATCAAACGTATCATCAACTGCTAAAAATTCAAACTTTCTTTCCTTTTGTATAGACGGGGTTTTCAATATTGATCTTATTTGTTTTTTCTCTTCCTTTGTCATTTGCTTTCTATCAGCTTTTGTAATATCAGCTCCAAAGTTTAACAAATCATCAATGTTTATCCTCGCAGTATCTGCTGGAATGTTTCTAACAACCAATTCGCCATCATCTGTTTTTTCTTGTGTCAAATCTGATAAGAACAATTGAAGATCAAAGCCATATACAAACGTAGAGCCTTCCCAGGTTACCTTTCCTTTATTGTTGTCGCGAAATTCAAGCGCCAAGTCAGGTGTACCTTTTCGTCCTTCTCTGATATATTGTAAAGTTTCTGTTTGATAATCAACCACAGGTTCAGTTTTATAGCCAGCATCAGGTAACTCTAGAATGTTTAACGAACCGTAAAGACCAACTCCCGGTATTTCACTAAATGGCTTTTCTTTTAAAAATTCTTTTTCTTGATAATCATTATTACTATTGAATGCTATTGACAATCCTTCAAGTTGATCACGCATCCATTCTCCAACATATAGTGGAAATTGACCTTCTTGATTTTCAACATTAGAATCATCAGTTACAAAATCAACATAATTTCTTCTATTTGATACGCGTCTATAATGAGCAGTCAAAGGAATACCGAGGGTATCAGATAAAATCATGTTAATCATACCCCAATTTTTTTCACCAGGTCCGTTTCCAAGCATATCAGTCGAAAAATCAACGAATATTTGTTTTAACGTGAAATCCATTGACTTGTTGACTGCATTTGTTACAACTGCTGGCTGGAAGGGAACAATACCATTTTCGCACCCAGGATCAGATAAAATAGGCGTGCTTTGTAAAGAGTTAGCCATCATTTCTGATGGTCCTTGCTGAAGGGCGTTAGTGATGTCATCCAGCTTTTCTAAAATATCGTCTTGTTCGTTCTCGCACATTTGTGCGGCTTGCTCTTCGGATGCCCTATCGGCTAACAATTCCGCTCTAAAAGTGCAAAAGTTTTCTAAATCTTCAGTGCTCGCACAAAGTGAAACATTTGCAGGTAAGCTGTCATCTTCTGGCAACTCATCGATGAAATTTTGTAGATTATCTCTGAAATCAACCGGCATTAAAACGCCCATATTTTGTCCAAAATCTGCGATCGCATCCTCGCTTGGCAACGCAGATCTATACTCTGGATAATCTGCTTCAATTAATTGATCTAAAACAGTTAGTGATTCAGATGTTGGGTTTCCTAAAAAGAAATTTACCATCTCCCCTCTTGTTAGAGAGTCAGACATATCGCCTGTGAATTGTAATAATTTTTCTGTATCTGCTAAAGCTGCTGCTCCGAGACCAAGCTTTTCAAACATATCAATAACAGTACTCTCAACTTGTTGTTGGCTAGCGTTTGGACCACAAATAGCCTCTCTGATTGTATTAACAATTGCTTCTCTATTGTTTATGTCAGCCCAGTTTCCAATAGCACTACCGGTCGCTTTGAGGCTGTTGCACGATGCGCTACCTAAAATGTTGCACACCTTTACCATTAAGCGAGACAAAGCAGAGATCAATACCTTTTGTAAATTTACCTTCAATATCTCTGGCATTTCTCCAGTAATATCTTTTATTCTTGGAACCCACTCCAATGGATTTCTTAAGATCGGAAATGTAATATCATCAATACCTTTGCAAAATGGCAACTCAACATCTCTGACAAAATCTAATACTGACGGTTCAAATAGAGGAGGCTGCGGGCAATCAAACAATAATAAGGACTTTGCAACCAACTGTGAGCCAGGAAATCTGTTTAATACCTCAAGAACGCTAAATAAATCATTTGAGTAATGTTCAAGAATCAATACAACATATAATTCCAAGATCATTCCATTGTTATTGCGCGCTGCAGCTAAGTTTTGATCAAATCTTTGTGCTAAAGTTCTTGTATTGTTATTGATTTTTGTTGCCGAAAGAGTTTGTGTGGTATTTTTAATACCATTTAATGTTTGCTGACCAGCGCTTTTTATCTCACTTATAAACTCTTCATCTTCCCAAGGTCGTAAGTTTGTTATCAACCCAGGATCTACACCTGCGTTAATGTAATCGCTAACTCTCTCGTTTATAGAACCTTCCTTGAATATATCTGAACTATCAAGTTTTTGCTGAATTAAATTTTGAATTTCCTGTTGGTCCTCTGGAGGAAGAAAATCAAACATTTTGCCAAAATTATAAATTGACATGTTTAAAAGTGCTGATCTGATGACACTTGCTAAGGCTGCCTCAAACGATAAACCGCCCATTAAACAGCTAGCAGACTCTGTTAATAAATCTTTTAAGCCGCACAGCTTCAATCTATCAAAAAGATTTTCAAACATTTCTTTTAGAGATGAAGGTTGTGCATTTTTTTCATCTCCATTGTTCAGCATTTTAAAACATGCTGTGAGAAACACCTCTCCTTCAAGCTCAAGTTCTTTGAATGCTTGTTCTTTTGCTAAAGCAAAAATTGTACCTTCGTTTTCGTTGACCCTATTATCATCAAAACTCATTGTACTTGGATCTTCAACCAAGCCAAGTTTTATGTTTTCTAAGTTTAGTGCTGCTAAATCATCTTTACATAAGTTTTTATTAAATGTATATAAAACAGAGTCAACCAAGTCAAAATCTTTATCAATTACATCTTGACCTAGCTGTTTTGCTTCACTTAATAAAGCCTCACCAATACAACTAATGCTTGTTGCCTCATCAGATTCGCCACTGAATGGCCAATTTTCAAGAAGTATTACCGAGGGGAATGTGTGCTGGACAACAAAATCAGACCAATTTGGCGGTTCTCTCGCTGTTATATCACTAACCATATCATCAATTCTAGCTAAGTATGCCATCGCAGTAGAATCTTTGAAGTTACCTTTGCGAGTTAAAGGTTTGATTTTTTTCGAATTAAAAACTATTTGCTTATCACCACAATCGCGTGTAGTAATGGCTATTCTTTTAAGTTTATACTCACTAGTGAAACTAAATTCAATTTCGTTTACCACATCCTTAAGAAAACCGGAAATAGCACCACCACGTAAACGATATCCCTTTTTGTTTAAAAAGTTATCAATATCGTTTATGACTGATTCAAGGACACCTCTTCCATAAATTCCATTATCACCATATCTCTTTAAGTTAAAAATTCTATTATCATTTTCGTAAACAATGTTGATACTGTTGGTGGCTCTGAAAACTTTTAAATATTTTCCATATAAATTTAATGCTTTTCTTACTTTTAAAATATTAGAATTCAGCTCTGCAGCATCATAAGATACTACAATGGTCGATCGCTCATTAAGATCTTGTTGCTCTTCCTGTTCTTGGTCGTCATCGTCTTCTTGTACATCCATTAAAGAAGCAACATTTTCATAAGGAATAGAAAATAATAATTTAACTCTTGAGTTTTTTCTGATATCTAAATCGTATTTTTCATAATCAATGAAGTTCTTTAGATTGTTGATGTTTTGTTCTGTATTGTCTTTTTCAAAATAAGATAAAATACCATCAATTGCTTCTTCTTCGTAAGATTGAAATATTTCATTTACATATTCATTAGCCTCATCAGCCGTTGCATCAGCAGTAGGTATTAATGTTCTTTCTGTTGTTACAATGGTAATCTGATATTTACATAGCTTTTCGTTTAACCATGGCTCGTCAGCGTTTTTAGTTTTCCAGTCGGGGGCAATGTAGTTAATATTTTTTTGACACGGAGGACACGTCTTCTGCTCCGGTACATTAGCTAAATCATCACAGGCATCTATTAATCCTGAGTTATCAGTATCTTGATATTCTAAAAATTGTGAGTTTGCCATGTTTAAAATACCTATGAAGTAAACACATTTGTGCTAGTAATATTCTTTGGTGAACCTTCAGAGCAGTACATGGTTTCCCAAAATACCTTTTCAAGACGCAATGAAATTAATGAAGAAATAAAACTAGCATATGTTTCGTTAACCATATACCCAGCAGCAACTGCATGATGTGGCTGAATTCCTGGTGGAATAGTCACTCCTAATACTGCAGCAAAACCACCTTGATAAATAGCTAATCTTATTAAAGCTCCCATCATTTTATCCAACATCTCTGCTAATTCTCTGACACAAGCTTGTAAATTTTCACCCTTTGCTACACCTTGGATATTAGATACTTCTTCATCTGCAAACTTTCCTGGAAGTCCGTATAGCGGCTTTTTGCCATCTGTGTTGCCGGCAGCTAAAACAATCGGAGGCGCCCTTTCGATCTTGCCTCCAGTAGATGTAGTCATTCCATTTGGAATTCCAGATTTTACATTTGGTATGCCTGTGCTAATTTGAACACCATTATATCCGAAAAACCTAATTTGGTCAGCAGCCCCAGCAACGGTAGACTCAGCCTTTTTATTACCAAGAGGTCCATCACAAAAGCCTAAGTTTGTGTCAACGTCGGTGATACTAGAGATATACATTGTAGCTGCATCTGTTTGAAAATTTGGGTCAACATGTGTTCCATCTTTAAGGTTAGGTGCGCGAGCGCTTCGCCCTGTGACTATTCTAACTGCAGAAGAAGCTTGAGAGTTTACTAAAGCTCCTTTACCTCCGTTTCCATATCCTCTACCCAATGGTCGATCTGTACCTTCAATATATGAATCACCAAAAATCGTCTCAGATTGAGCACGAATATGATTTAAAATTTTAGATGGAGGCTGTGTGTTGACTACTCCACTATTACTTGGAATTTTGTTAACATAATTTTCTTTAATTAATTCATTAAGGTTGGTGACAATTTGTTTTCTGTATTCTGACAATTTTGATATGTCGTACATTTTTTTAGTTGTTGACATATTAGTCTCCAGTCTTTATTTTTGCAGCCGCATCAGCGCGTTGAGCATATTCTTCTGGTGAAGAGATCCCATTATTGGCGTTTATTGCCCAGTTTGGAAGACGACATTTTGGTTTATTGATTGCAGCTGGGTAAAAAATCGTCATATACAAGTCAACTGGAGCATTATAAATTCGCTTAGGGTTAGATTTTTCTAAATATAGTTTTACAAAATCCATTTGTGTAATCGGATCCATAGCAGCTAATTCAGTAGTTGTTTTACCAACAGTTTTGGCGCCAGTTGTTGGACAAAACTGTATTAATCCGGTACATCCAATACTATTGATGATTCCTGGATTAAGCGTTTTTGCTGTTTCATAATACATAACATTTGCTAGCCAAGCTGGATCGGGGATTCCAAGATCTTTGCTAACTTGGATTATTTTTTCAGCCCAGCCAGAAACTGCTGCAATCTGTGGATATGCGTTGTTTATTTCAGCCGGTGTTCTAGTTTGAGCTGTAACAGGTGTGGTGGATGGTCCGGTATAGCCTCCATCACAAGATCCGAAAGCAGCTACAGAAGTACCAGGAGCCACTGCGCCGCCGTCTCCAAAATCAGCACGATCCATAATTTGCTTTAAACTTGTGCATTCTTTTCGTTTTTCAAAATTGTAAATTTCTGATTGTTGCTGATCTACAATTTCGTCAAAAAATGCAACTTGAAGATTGGGACCTTTAAAATCCGATCTCTCTAAAGTAACCTCAACTAAATCTCCTAATTTTGGCGTAGTTCCAAAAAATGATTTTTTTGAAATAAACAAAGTATGTTTAGCAATCAATTTATATGCGAATGCACGATCTCTTGTAATTGATATTTTACAAGGATCTCTAATAAATATATGCGGCCTCAAACCGTTATTAGATTTAACGATTCTACCACGAAACATCAATCTTACATTTTGAGGATTTTCCGAAGCTCTTATTGCTTGGTTTTTTTTAAACCCGAATCCTTTTTCTTCTTTTATTTCAAAATTAGGCTCAATAAACCCTGCATTTAAAACTTGTTTTGCATGATCTGCATCAATAGGAATAGGATCCGTAAGCACTCTCACAAAAAATTTAACCGCATTGGTAGTGCGGTTTGCGCCAGAAGCATTTCTAATGATCCCGGCGAATAAATCATTTCCATCGGAAGCACTTGAGTAATCTTGCATCAGGTTTCTCCCTGTATAAGATCAAACAAACTTGCTTTATCTTCATCAGAAAGAACAGTAGACTCAGAAGCGTTTTTTTGTCTGATAGAAATAATCTTTACTAATTGTTCATTAGATCTCTGAAGTGTTTCTATGTGTTTAGCTGCGACGGGGCTTAAATATTTATTTTGCTCAGCATCGCCGGCAATTTGATTTGCAATCTCATTTAAAAATTCTTTGGCTGATTTTCTATCATTACGAATATTGTCTAATGCTTCATCAATTAGAGATTCCAAATCTTTGTTGCTCATAGCTCGCCGTTTTCCCATTCACTCCGAAAAGAATAATACTTCTTTTTAAACTTCTTTAAAGAATTAACAATTTGTTTTGTATTCAAGCCTGTTATTTCTCTCAAGTATAAATAAATAGCTTTTTTGTTAAAAATTTCGATATCATCCTTGGACTCGAAAAGGATATTAATAGCTTGATAAACTTTTAAATCATTTTCTTTCATATGATTAGTGTCCCAAGAGCTTAATTCAGAGTAAAATAACTTCCAAAACTCGTCTTCTTCTCGCTCAGTAACATATGAGATGTCTGTAGAAAGATATTCTTCTTCAAATCTTTTCGATATATTATCAAAATCAACTTCACGTTTGTTTTGTTTTTGTTGTTTTTTTACCTTGTGGATAAACCAATTCTTAGTAATAACTGAGAAATACGAAAATGCCTTAGACCCTTTTGATGGATCATACTTATCCAAAATTGTCATCAGCCAAATTTTGCATTCATCTCGTAAATATTCACAATTTGGTAGGCTGGTGAATTTATATGTGAAAACAATTTTATCAACCATTTCATCAAATGCAGGCTGTATCCATTTTACATAAAGCTCTGTTCTTTCTTTGACGCATATTGTTTGAGTATATTGAATTATTGCATTTTCATGCTCTTGCGTAAAGTAATGGTTCTTACGCCTCTTCTTGCGTGTTTTCTTCTTCTGTGTCATCTGTTATCATACTTCCTTCTTCTGTTAAGGAATAAATGTACTCAAATGTATCAAGTTGTTCATTAAATGATATCGCATGATTCAATAATGCATGCAAAGTTTCATCTCCATAAAATGTATCAAGCTCGTATACTGATTGTACATGAGATGCAAATGATTCAATCATTTGCTTTAAATCACCCAGTTCTTCAGAAACGCTTAACAGTCTAACGATTGCAGCGCGTGCATAAACAAAAACCCCAACATTTAAAATAATTGAAATTAATAGAATTGCACCTAAAACTATCTCAAGACGGGTCATATTCCTTTCCTTTTAGTTCTTTTTTTTGTTTTTGCAAAACTTCACGATTGGACTCAATATATTCATTTGTCAAATCACCAGCGACTCTTTCTTTTTCTTTAGATGTGTTTTTAACAATTAAAGGTTTAGAAATCATTTTTTTCAATGTTTGTTTAACGTCGCATTCTTTGCAGTCTACTACTACTTCGTTAATACGATGAAAGATCATAAATTCTTTATCACAATTTTCGCAATAGTAGCAATATCTTGGCATTAATCAGTTACCATATTAGTTAAATCGTCTTCTGTAATCATTTTATTGTTAGATACTCTTACAGTCGGAGGATTTGTCACAAACAAACCGTCAGATGTTTCTACTAATTCAAAATTCTTAAGAATAGGAACAATGTCCATTTCATTAAGTAGCGATTCTTGAAGTGCCATCATAACAGCACCTAAAGCCTGATTAGATAGTTTTAGTGTTTTTGAATTATCATTCATGTCTCTTTCCTTTATTTTTTGAGTTCTTGCAAGTCAGCTTCGTACATCATTTTTGCAAGCTTTTTAAATGTTATTTTGGGCTCCCAGCCTAATTTTTGCTTTGCTTTTGTTGGGTCACCAAGCAGCAATGGAACCTCATGAGGTCTAAACAAGCGAGGATCAATTTCTACATATTTATCAACATCCAACTCGGCAGCTTCAAATACCTCATACAAAAATTCTTTAACAGTGTGCGTCTCACCGGTTGCAATGACATAATCATCTGGATTATCTTGCTGCAACATAAGCCACATAGCCTCTACATAATCGCCGGCAAATCCCCAATCTCTTTTTGCATCTAAGTTTCCTAGAAATAATTTATCTTGTAAGCCAAGTTTAATTTTTGCTGCGGCTAATGTGATTTTTCTTGTTACGAAGGTTTCACCACGACGTGGAGATTCGTGATTAAATAGGATACCAGAAGATGCATGTATTCCGTAGCTTTGTCTATAATTTCTTATAAGATTGTGTGAAAAAACTTTAGCACATGCATATGGTGAAGCCGGCATAAGAGCTGTTGTTTCGCTCTGAGGATTCTCTGGATTATCTCCAAACATTTCAGATGAAGACGCTTGGTAAACTTTAATTTTAGGATTAAATATTCTTACAGCTTCTAAAATCCTCAATGTACCCATTGCTACAGCATCAACAGTTTCTTCTGGAACTTCAAAAGAAACTTTAACATGTGATTGCGCAGCTAAATTATAAAATTCATCAGGCTCATACTGCATCAACAAACGATAAATACACCCAACGTCATGCAAACTAAAATATTCTAACTTAAAATTAGGGTGACCAAAAATATGATCAATTCTATTAGTTGAGATTAAAGATGTTCTTCTTTTTAGTCCTACGACTTTATAGCCTTTATCAAGCAATAACTCAGCTAAATAAGAGCCATCTTGTCCTGTAACACCTGTTACAAATGCTGTTTTCATTTATTCTCCAAATACCAATTAAATGTTTTTTTGATTCCGTCTTTGAAAGATGTAAATTTAAAATCACCAATTAAGTTTATAAGCTCTAAATTGTTGCCATCTTTTCTAAATTGACCATCCATATTACCATTGAATTCTATTTTAACACATTTATCAATTTGTTTAATCAAAGAATTGCTCATTTCTTTAATCGTTAAGTTTTCATGAGGTGCAACAATAAGAGGAACGTCTGAATTGTGTTTTTCTAACAGTATTGGTATTATTTTACATAAATCATCAACGTAAAGTTGTTGCCTCATTGGTTTACCAGTTCCCCATAATTCAATAGTATCGTCATCTTCAGCGACTGCTACCTTGTGGACCAGAGCAGCAACAAAATGAGATGCCTCTTCATTGAAGTGATCTTGCGGTCCATATATATTAGACGGACAAAAGGTGGAATAATTTCTTTTATATTGTTCTCTATAAGAAATACTAGAAACATGTAGCATGCGCTTTGTCATACCATAAGAAAAATTAGTTATCGTTGGCGGACCGTAAAAAAAAACCTTCTCATCAAACGGAAAAATATCAATATTTTCTGGGAAAGCACACGTACTAAGAGATGATAGCACTCTATCAATTCCAGCTTCGTGAGCTTCGTGAATAACATTAGTGTTCATCATCGTATTTAAATAAAAAAAATCTGCTTGATTTTCGATGTTGTCTTTGATTCCACCAACTCTTGCTGCAAGATGCACGATAGCATCAGGCTTTAAATCATTAAAAAGCTCACTTACTTGCTCTTTATTCGTTAAATCGCAATCTTTAGAAGAAATATAATCCCATTCTGGTTTCTCGATTTGTAGTCTTTTGCCAAGAAATCCAGAACCACCAGTGACCAAGACATTATCAGATGATAAATAATCTTTGAACACTTTATCTATAAATTCATTACATCTCTTAGGATCATAATCATCCTTAGACATCATCATTTGTTGTTTTTTCATATTGTCTTTATTGACCTATGATGTTAAAGTCGCTCTTTTTCTTTTCCTCAACAAAAGATTTCTTATAATCAATATCGCCCTTATCTTTGTCACCGTCATATTTGACCGTATTCCATCTTTCTTTATGCTCAGCTAATGTGATGGCATCTTGTTTTGTTTGAGCAACAACTTGATTAATAAAAGCTTTTTTCTTTTCAGGTGTATCAATATTATTATGGTTCATAATAACTTCGATTAATACTTTTTCAAATGCGACTGCAGCTTTCTTAAGAAATGAATCAATAGGATCTCCAGAAAAAACTTTCTTCACCAATTCATTCAACAAACCAAAGCGAGTAAGTGCTGTATTTAAAATATTATTGACTGGCGCCATATTATGGATTTGTGAATATTTTAACAGGCTTGGAATAACTTTCCTCTGCTTTAAAAAGCCCTCTGGAGTAAACATATGCTGCAATGCAACTGACTGTCTAATGGTTTCTTTCATTTCTAGTAGTTTTTCATACGTGTGGACACCACCATTGTCAATTGTAAAATAAGGAACATCCTTATCAGTTAGCCAATAATCATCATCAATTTTTCCTGTGGCTTTAGCCATAGTATACATTTCTGTGCCCGGATAAATCATAGCAACTCCCATATCATCATAATACAGGTAATTAATGTTTTGAATCTCTTGTACAAAATCAATAGTTTCTTGAATTGTTTCGTCTGTTTCGCCAGGTAACCCTGCAATCAAAAACGCTGTTGCTTTCATTTTCGATTGAGCAAAAAGACTAGACCCGTAACGAACATGTTCTTTTGTAATGCCTTTTCTCATGCCGCTTATAACATTGTCGGCTCCACTCTCCAGCCCAAACAATACATGAACGAAGCCGGCTTGTTCCATTTTCTGCACAACTTCGGGAGAAATAGGTCTAAACCTTGCACTAGCAACAAATTGAGTTTTGATGCCTCTTCTAATAATCGCATCACAAAATTCCAATGTTCTTGCTTTATTAATCATAAATGCATCATCGTGAATCCAAATAGTATTAATAGTTGGGAATTCTGTGATAAGTTTTTCAACCTCATCTGCGATATTCTCGCCGGATCTGAAGCGAACTTTTCTCAATGAAGTGTGATCTAAAACGCAGAAGTTGCACTTATAGGGGCATCCACGACTTGTTAAGAGGTTACCAATTGTTTTTCCATCTTTAACAAATAATTCATGCTTTGGAAACGGCAAATCATCGATGTTAGCAACCAATGGTCTACCAGTCGTAGCAACTACTTTTTCACCATCATGGAAAGCAATACCAGCTACTTCATCAAGTTCCATATCCTTTTCGCCAGAATAAACTTCAATAAGCTCATTGAAAGTTACTTCGCCTTCTCCACGAACTGCAACAATGTATGGATACTTTTCTACCATTTGTTTCCACATAACGCTCGGATGCATACCTCCGACTACAATTTTAGTATCTGGATAGTTTTCATGCACATATTCAATCATTCTATATGCAGTAACTCTGCTGTGCGTCATAATAGAAACACCGAAAACATCTGGTTGAAAATTCTTTAGATTTTCTTTAATTTCTCTGTAGCATTGTTCATATGGAACATTATTAAGATAAAGATTAATAAACTCATCCTTTTCAGGGCGATGATGCTCGATATAAGACTGCAGATACGCTAATCCTAGTGGGTAGTGACTATCGTGATTATCTTCACTCCTATGTTCATCTTGAATAGAAGTGCAGCAAAGTAAAATTTTCATTTTTTTAATAATCCTTTTGTGGTTTAATTCTACAATTAAATAGAGGCATACAAGTTACCAAATAAAATTATCTTTATAATATTGAACAATTAAATCAATTTCTTGATCAAATACTCTTTTTGGTTCCCAGCCTAAACTTCTCAATTTATCATCATTCAATGCATAGCGAACATCTTGACCAACGCGAGAATAAGAAAAATCAACATGATCTTCCAATTGGTATTCCTCATTGAAAAAACAATTCATAACTTTTCTTACTGTGTCGATATTAGGCTGCTCAAAACCTCCAGCTACATTGTAAACTTCATTAATTACGCCAGCATCAATTATTGATAATACAGCTTCAGCAGTATCATCTGCATGTAACCAATTTCTAATTGGTGTACCACCGTCGTGAAGTCTGATATTTTTGCCTCTCATGAGATTTTTAACAGATAATGGGATTAGTTTTTCTGGATATTGTCCAATACCGTAATTGTTTGTAGGTCGGAGAATAACATATTCTACTTTATAAGTTCTCGCCCAAGCTAATATCAACATATCTGCTGCAGCTTTGGCGGCAGAATATGGATTACTGGGGTGTAGCAGATCTGTTTCCGTATGTTCTCCCTCAGTGATATCACCATAAACTTCGTCTGTGCTAAAATGAAACAGGATTGGTCTACGATTACAATTCTCGGGTTTATTGCGAATTAAATCTAAAAGATTTTGCACTCCCATGATATTACTACTAATAAAATCTTTACTATCAATAATACTGTTACCAACATGTGATTCAGCCGCAGTGTTAATCACATAATCACAATCATAAAGATGCTTCAGATCCTTGATATCTTCTTTAATAAATGTAAAGTTAGGATATTTTGAAAACTCTTTTAAAAGAGATGTGTTGGCAACATATGTGCATTTATCAACACCATACACTTTCCAGCCTCGTTCTAAGCACTTTCTCGTAACATAAGAGCCAATGAAGCCTAAACATCCGGTAACATATACTAATTTCATCCTAAGCCTTTAAAAAAGTCGTCTACAATGCTTTTAATATAGTTCAATTTATCTTCAGTCAAGCCAGCATATGTTCCAAGAAAAAATGAATTAGTTGTAACTAATTGGGCATTTGGAAATGTTAAGTTCATATCACCATATTCATCTGCCATATGAACATAACCAGGATGAGCAAGGATATTACCTGAAAAATAAGACCGGGTTTGGATCTTTGCAGATTCTAAATGTTCTACAATATCAGAACGAGAGAAAGGAGCATCTTCTTTGATGGTAAGCAAAAATGCAAACCAGCAAGGATCTGCTTTTTCAGTGGCTTCTGGCATGTGGAAATATTGGCTATAAGGCTCAAATATGGACTTCATTATAGCCCAGTTTTTTCTACGAGCTTCATCCAGCATTGGTAGTTTTTCTAATTGTTTAAGACCCATAGCAGCTTGCAAATCCAATGGCTTTAAGTTATACCCAATCTCATCAAATACATATCTATGATCATATACCGCATCTTTTAATCCAGGAAGCCAGTTTTTAAATCTATTACCGCAAGCTGTTGCGCTTGTTACATTTCCTGGCTTCATAGTGTTACAATAACACGCACGTCCCCAGTCACGAATACTAGCAAGAATTGTGCGGGTTCTCTGACTACTTGTTGCAATAAAACCGCCTTCGCCGGTCGTCATATGATGAGCTGGAAAAAAGGAGCAAGTTGACATATCACCATATGAACCAAGTTTTCTTCCATCGTAATATGAACCTAATGCATCGCATGCATCTTCAAAAAACACAAGATTATATTTTTCAACAAGCGCCATAAGTCGATCCATATCAGGCGGATTACCTAAAACATGCGCGAACATAATACCTTTTATACCAGGATCGTTTTCAAGCAATTCTTCTACTTTATCTAAATCTAAATTTACACTTGGAAGTTCTACATCTACAAATACTGGAACTAAATTGTTTTGAATAATTGGATTGATTGTTGTTGGAAAACAAACAACCGGTGTGATAATCTTATCACCATCTTTTAATTGCTTTTTAAAGCGTCTAGATTTTGCTGCAGCTACCATTAGTAAGTTTGCAGAACTACCAGAGTTTGTGAGCGAACCATATAGTTTTCCTAACTTTGCAGGAAATTTATTCTCAAATTCTCTAGCATTTTTGCCAAAAATCATCCAACCATCTAAAATTTGCCTAACTGCTGCAAGATATTCTTGGTCATCAAATACAGGACCAGAATAAGAAACCCAATCTTCCCCAGCGGTCCACTTTTCATTTTCTTGCTTTTCAGAAACATATTCAGTTACTAAATTTAGGATTTGTTCCAATTTTTCAGACATTCATTTATTCCTTCTTGTAAACCAATTAATTCTACACCCAATTCATTCAATCTTTGTCCACTGCCAGAATAAGAATAAGATGGGTTATTGTTTTCTATAATAACATCTTGTTCGGTGTTTGTCAAATTTTTTAATGTAAAAGCAATATCGCTTAACTTGTGCTTTTGTTTATAACATAAATTTAAATCTTTTGGTAAATCATTGTTGTAATTTTCAATATAATAATCAATAACTTTACCGACATCTTGAGCATAGAAATAATCCATTTCCTTGTCTTGAAAAATAGTTGCACTATTCTTACTTAAAAAATTTTTATAAGTCGCTCTTATAAGCCTTTGCGGCTCTTCAAATTGACCAAAACAGCCAAACAATCTTAAGTTATGAATATTAGAATTCATAGAAATGATTTTTTTGGATATTAAATTTTTTGCTAATCCATAATAGTCAGATGGCATTCTTTCATATATAAGTGTTTCTTGAGCACTGTTTATATCCAAGGTTCTGTCGAATTCCGCACCAGATCCAAAATTAAACATCATTTTATATTTGTCAGAAAACAGAGATAAATTTTCAAACATGCGAATGTTCGTAAAAAAGTTCTGTAAGTCTTCTTTATCGTTTCTCTTGCCACCTTTGATAGCAGTATGTATAACCACATCTATTGCATATATATCAAAAAACCATTTGACGTTTTCATAATCTGTAGGATCTAAAGTCTTACGATCGGTTTTAATCACATTATGGTTTGGAGAAAAATATGATATTAATTCTTTTGCAAGAAAACCATTGCAACCTGTGATTAAAATATTCATATTTTGATTACCTGTTCTAAGATATTAGCTAATCTAACTTTTGAATCATGTTCTCGCATAAATCTCTTATGACCATTATTAGAAATAAACTCAATGATTTTATGATTTTTTAGTAGGAATTTTACTTTCTTATTGTATTCCTGTACTGAGTTGAATGTAATTATTTCTTTATCAATCTCATAATACTCTTCAATACCTGGGTGATATTGTGTTAGTAATAATCCGCCACCTGCAGGTACTTCAAAAATTCTTTGCTTCATTTGTGTAGATTTGTTAGGGTCATTATCATTTACAGAAAGGTTTACGCCTATTTTTGTTTTTGTGTGAGCAGCAAACAATTCCTCTTGTGATAATTTAAAAAAATATTTTATAGGAGCCTCTGTACTTTCAAAAAACGATTTTCTACTGTTTGTGGGCGCGCCAACAAAAGAAATATCAAATTCTCTATTTTTAAATGGCTTAGGTTTATAATATTTTGAATTTGCATGCCAGTTGCCAACTATAATATTATTATATCCAATTTGATGATATTTTTCTAAGTGTCCTCTTTCTGGTGTAGAACATACAGTAAACGATTTACACGCTATCTTTGAAAAATTATCAAATCTCCAGGTATCATCACAAAACCAGTTAAAGGTTTTGGTTCGACCTGATTTAGTTTCTTCATCTAATTCTCGCCATGGTTCGTTTGGCGTAATGTGTGGGTCACCAGTCATCATACAAAAAATTAAATCTGGCTTAAACTCTTCAATAATTTGTTTATATGATTTTCCAGAGGGATCCCCATCAACTGTATCATAAAAATGTATTTCATGTCCAAGCTCCATCAGTGGCTCATAGACATACCAATAGCTACTATCGAGCATTCCACGATATGTTTTATTAATAGTTAAGAGAATTTTCATCTATCTTTTTAAATTCATATATACAGGAATTGTCTTATCAAGAATAATTGCAAATTGCTCCTCCATCTGCAGCTCATTAGTAGGGTGGAGCATTTTGATATTTTTAAAGTTACCAATAATATTTCTATCTTCCTCAGCCCAATGAGAAAATCCCAAATATCCATAATCTCGATCACGACCGCCGCCTATAAGTTTAACAGGCAACTTTTCATGATCTACATAATTTCTAATAAATTCAAATGGTCTATAAAGCAAAAACGGAGTAATTGAATAAACAACCGGTATTTTACCTTCCATTGCCATTCCGGAAGCCATGCCCATCATAAGTTGTTCAGATGAGCCAACGTTAAAAAATCTATCTTGATAATCAATTCTTATTCTATCCCAAAGTCCATATCCAAGATCACCAGTCAAAACGACAATATCTTTATTTTTAGCCATTTCCAAGTGCAATCTTTCACTAAATGCCTTTCTCATCCTAATAACTCCTTTTTGGCTAAATCATAATCTTTTTGATGCATGATGTGATAATGCGCGTTCAATCCTCGTAAAAACGAAAATCTACTAACATCAGTATAAACGATATTGATATCTGGTAAAAATGTTTTTAATCTATCGACAAGATATTTTGTATCTACGGTATCGTAAGCAGCATAGCCATTTACATTAACATAAATTCTTATGTTCTTCACATTATTCTCATAAATAAATTTCAATGCCTCCCAAATACTGCCCTCTGCGCATTCTCCATCGCTAATAAGACAGTGAACAACTCTATCTGGATTAGCTACGGCGCGACCGACAGCAGCAGTAATACCCATACCTAGGCTACCTGTTGAGCAATACAAATCATCTTCTTCACATCTATGAGGATGACCACCGTGTTTTACAAACAATTGTTCGGCATCATGATTTAGATATTTTTCTAACACAACATATAGTGCAAGAGCACAATGACCAGCAGATAAAATAAAAATGTCGTCTTCTGCTTTTGAAGAAAAAATATCATCAATTATACCTACGCTTGAAAAATAGCTTCCAAGGTGTGATAGCTTGTGCTTATAGGCAATATCCAATATTCGTTCTACTAATTTCAAATCTTCCATTTTTCTCTCCAATATTCTTGGATCATTATATCATAGTTTACGCCTTGTTTATGCACTTTCCAAGTAGCTTGCTCTTCGTGCCATCGATAATAAAAACCTAACCACACAGGAGATGGATAAATAAAAACACCTTCATCTATGAGTTTGCAATATAAATCATAATCTGCTGCACCTCCATATTTTTGAGGCTCAGCTTTTAGTAATCCTTTTTTGTAAAGCTCTGTATTATAAATTACTGTTGGTGTGTTGACGGGGCACTTTTGTAAACAAAGATTTTTAAATTCTTCTTTTGAACGATACAAATGCTTAAGTTCGCCAGTAAACATTTTTATTCCATTTTTTACCGTAACGCCTTTCGCAGGACTTTGCAGTGCTTTGATTTTATCCGGTGCTTGCATAAAAAACTTCATGCAGTTTTCAATAAATTTTTCATCTAAAAAATCATCAGAACCCATGACAAGAACATAATCGCCTGTCATCAATCTAAAGCCTTCTTCACGAGCTTCATCCCAGCAATTTGGATAGACATTCTCTGCAGTTGAAAAAATTAGTTCTTGGTTTTGTTCTTGTAAATTTTGAACAATTTCAACACTTCTATCAGAACTTTCATTATCAACTACAATAACTTCAACATTTTTATATGTTTGAGACAATGCGGACATTACGCACTCTTCTATCCACTTTTCTGCATTGTAGCATGGGATTATTATTGATACTTTTGGACTCATAAATTCATTAGTTTTTGTATACGATTGACGTAGCAGTGGTTTGTTAAAATATCATGTTTATTTTCTTCTTTTATAACCTCTGCTTCTTTATCTGTCAAGGATAATAATTTCTTTGTATGCAAAACAAGCTCATCAGGCTCCAACGAAGTGGGAACATCGGGAAACAAGTCATTTAACTGTTTAATTTTATCTGAAACTAAAAGACCGTTTAAGCCAAGCGATTTAAACGTTCTCTCATTGGTATCTAAGCCTAATATGCGTTGATATGCATCGTGAATATTTAAAGTAATTTTGCTATTTGCTAAAAGTTGGCACTCTTGTTCATGACTAAGATTTTTATTTACAAAAAATCCGCATTTCATATCCGTATTCATAAACTTAGAAAATGTATTGATTATTATTTTTCTTTTTTCATCAAAACCATTATTTGCCCAACCACCAACAAATGAAATATCAAACTTATTGTATTTTTCTTCTTTGAAAGGTACATAATTAATTGAATCAAAGGCTAGCGGTATTGTATGAACTTCCTTATTCCATTTATGATAAAACGTATCATTTACATCAGCAAAAGTCCAATAATAAACATTATCTAACTTATTTAATGAACTTATAATTTGATCACTTGTATGTGAAACAAAATTTGGATGACGACCCCAAGGCTCAGGAAAAGAGTTTGGTTGTACAAACAAGAAAGTTTTATTACTTTTACTAATGATGTCGATCTGTTCATTGTTATTAATGGCAGAATCAGTAGTCATAATGATAAATTCTTCACTAAGATCTTTGTTATTTGGAAAATCAGAATCAGCCAAATCATATCCTAATTCTTTCCAAGCACTTCTATAACCATTGTATATCCATTTGCCCGCAAAAGCATCATATTTAACACAATAAACTTTCATGACAAACTCTCAATAACAATATTTTTTATATCTTCACGCATTTGTGTAACTTTTTTTATCAATTCTTTACCTTTAAGTGAATACCAAGGCTCACGAGTTGCTCCGATCATTTTATTAACGATAACACTCATATCCATCATTCTTGCCTCTACCACAACACGCGAAAGGGTTTCTGGCGTTTTAGGAAGAAATACAAACTTTTTATTTGTTCCGAGAAGGGTTAAAAATTCTTTATAATTTGCACTTGATACAAGATTATAAGATAGTCCCTTAGCATTGCATAGCCTGATTGCATCAGCAGTGTTTTTATGCTCTATGTTTGATTTCATAACCGCACATGTATCGGTTTTTTCTATATCACATATGTCATTCATAAAGTCAAGAGAATCTATAGACCATATATTACCGCTTAAATTTTTTATATTTTGCAAGTTTGTATTAAGATTTACAATTTCTGCATGGAAGCTTGACTGACATAAGACTGCTTTTGCATTTTTGTAAAAATCTAAATTAATTATTTGATTTTGTGGCGCTTTAAAATCCTTGAAAACGCCAGGATTTCTTGTCTTTAAATATTTGTGGTCATGTTCATAAATGACATAATTTTTATTATAAAATAAAGATATTAATTCTGGTCTTATATTACAAAAATTAGCAATTATAAAACTATCTTCTTTATGCTTTTCTATGAGAGATGCAGTAACTTGATGGCTATTATATTTGAATACTTCGTACCCATCGGCACGAAGCATCAAAATTAATTCTTCATTATTAAGTTCGCCGCCTCCTAATATTTGTTCAACAAAAAAGTCAGCGATGAATATTATTTTCATTCTATCTCTTCAATATCTAAACTATTAATCCAGGACTCGACATTGAATTCTTCCTCATCAATACCCATTGCATCAATAAAAGAAGCATACATTTTATCTTCATTGAACCTCTCCTTGAGAACTTCAGCATATTCAGATGCATTAACAACCTTTTGTCCTTCATATCCACTTGAATATTGATTGTAGCAAAGTCTCATCTTTTGCTTTGCAGATTGCTCTCGTGGAAATGCCCACATAGATTCTTTAATAATTACATCTTCCCATACAACATTGTCTTGAACCGCTTGCATATCAAAAGCAACATTGTAGAATTGTTCCATCCCGGATTCATCCACTAAAAAGTCCAGTTGACCAGACCATCCAGTCGCAACAACAGGAATTCCACTGTAGGCTGCTTCAAAAATTGGCAAACCAAAACCTTCGCCATGCGGAAGAGCTAGAAAAGCGCTCACTTTAGGATGTGTATAAAGAGAATGAATTTCAGCATCAGTCATATCTCCATGAATAAGATAAAACTTACATTTTCTATCACTATATGGCTGCAGCATTCTCTCAAGATCTGACTTAAGTCTCAAACGATCCATTAAACAATTTTTAGCAATATTAGATTTTACAATTAATCCTACTTCATCATTATAAAATTCTTCTACAAACCATTTAATTGTGTTGTGAAGATTTTTTCTTGGACCAAACTGTGCTACCGATAAGAAATTAAAGTCATAATCAAGATCTAATTTTACATCACTCTCAGAGTTGGAAAAATTCTTTACTGGATAATTTACATGTGTAATCTCAGTTTCTAACTTTAAGGAAAACTGTTCATTGTTAGCTTGATTGATGGCGTCATATACAGTGTCTTCGTATGTTTGCTTAGAATGAGAAGAAACAACGATAATTTTGTCCATAAAGTTGCCCTTACTAATCCATGAGTGAGCCACCTTAGTCGTTTCAATACCTGCGGTATAACCGATATTATAAGTAGCAAGATTTTCCCATTCTAAAGGAATGGTGACCTGCAATGAATAATCAAATTTACCTCCAGATTGGATGTATCCGATTGTTTTTTCAATAGTTTGATCGATCCAAGCTCTTTCTTCAGAATGTTCAATCATCCAAGAGGTTTTACCCCAGTTGATTGGTTGAATATAAATATCAAAAATATCTTGACGACTTTGCAATGACCTAAGAGCAAACCTTGTTTGTTCTCCATAGCCAGAACGCGTCAGAAGAGGACCTTTCAATAAAATACTTTTTTTCATGCTACCTCCATAAAATGCCATCTAGTATAAAGATTTCTTGTATCCCATGAACCATGTCTCTCAATAACATCATCAATTAACTCTACCCATTTTGATTTATATGTTTCAAAACTATAATTGTTTGCAATATGTTCTCTACCTTTAATAGACATCTTTTTATAAGCTTTATCACTTACGTTAAGAGCCTTTTTTAGAGTATTGTGAAAATCAACTTGAGAGATACGATCTTCATAAATATATGGAACCTGTAATGAGCCAATCACAGATTTACTAGCTGGCTCAATACCCCATCCAAACCATTCTTTTCCATCGGTGACTTGTTCTTGTAAGCCTCCGGTCATATTTACAATAATTGGAGTTCCGCAAGATAAAGATTCAAGAGTAGCTAATCCAAAACCTTCTGCATCAGAAATATTGATTGTAAAATCAGCAGCATTATATAACTTTGCCAATTCATCAGCGCCTACCTTATTTGTCGAAAGTAAAACCTGTCCTTGATTGGCACCAACATGTTCAATAATATGAGGAAGATCTTGACCATGAGGATCTCTTGGGTCGGTATGCATTAGCAAGCATGCTTTGTCGTGTCCGACATCTTGCAAAAACTCATGGAACCACCACACTAAAGTTCCGCTTTGCTTTCTTCTAGCATTTCTGTTATTCCAGAAAAATACTTTTTTATCTTTATTAGCATAAAGTGTATTTGGAACACATGTAATTTGATCTCTAAGTTCTTTTACTTTTTGTAAATCTTCTTTTGACTTATACTTGTAAAAGAATTTTGGGTCAACGGCGTGTGGAAGATATTGTCTTTCAACATCAGGTGCAACAGTTTTTACAATCTCATCTGTGACTTTTGAAATAGTAACAATCTTATCTGTTGAACGATAAAAGGATGAGTTAAATTCTGGAGCTGGAAAATTATCCCAAACATGATAATAAACCATAGGGATATTTGTTCTAACTTCGTTTTCAATTTCCCACAGCCAGCCATAAAATCTAGGATCTGTCATAAACCAAAGTAAATCTGGTTTTTCTTTTTGTAAAACAGAGCGAATGATTTCATCTGATCCATATCCATCAATAGGATAGATAACCCAATCAGCTCCATATGGATCTACTTTTTGTGGTCTATAATCATTATGTTTCATTGCTCCACCAAGACATACAAATTTATATCTTCCGGTTTCCAATAGAGCTTCAATCATATATTTTGTTTGTGTGCCGACGCCAGAAGGCGAAAGCGGATGGTCAGATAAGACCAAAATCTTCTTTTTTTCTGTCATTTATTCCTCATGGACATTCTTTTGTGTGTCTAAACGTACATCGTTCGCAAGAAAGTCTATTTTTAATGTACCGTTTATTTTTAATATTGTATAATGCTTTGTGCAATAATTTAAGAGCGTTTTCAGTTTTTCGTGGACCGCTCGTAACTCTAAATAGCTCAACTCTGTTTTTCTTCGCTGTTCTTTTGAGAAGAGCAAAATGTGTCTCTACATCTTTTGGATCAATCTCCATCTTTTGCGCAAAGAAGTGCTTGTAAAGCGTAAGCTGGTAGGTTGTCATCTTTTCACTGCGGCGGCGAGAGTCCCAACCCCAAGAGCAAGTTTTCCAATCGAAAATGTGAACTTTTCCATCTGGAGTAGATACAATTGCGTCAATGAAACCTTTAAATTTGTAATCATCTTCTCCGTCAATAGGCTCATAAAGCGGCAACTCTACTGCTTCAACTTTGTACTCTCCGAAGTAGTCCGAGACCGCTTCTTCAATTTCTGGAAGTAAAGCTTTACCTTGCCCCACCATCTGATCAACCAATCCGCTATCCACAGGCACATCGTCTCCGAGGTCAGCAATAGAATCATTAAAGCTACGAACAAAAAATCTTTCATCGTCAATTTCTTCCTTTAATAGCTTTTTCTCACACACAGCATGAATAGCAGTACCGAATGCGGTATATTCGTTTCCTTTAAATCCTTTAAGTTTATCAACGCGAGTAAGCTTGTGATAAAATGCGCAAGTTACCCAATCTTTAAGTTCTGAATATGAAATATGTGGCAAAATCCCTCCAGATTTATATTATAGTATAACAACTTTTATATTAGCTGTCAAGTTCTTCTGGATTTTGTAACAAAACAAGCTTTCTATATAGCTCCGGGCTTATTTTTTTAAGAAACCCGTGCTCATCAGGATGAAGATAGAATTCTGTAAAGCCTGTAGCAAAATATTCTCTTAATGATGTTAAAGCATATGGTGTTATTAACACTCCGGCAACAATTGTTGATAATTTATCGTATCCTATTTTCTCATATAAAAACATATCAAGCTCTTCATTATATTCCGGATCCATAAAGACAGACAGTGGAATTTTATAACCCATTTTCCACAGAATATCATGCACATATTTTCTTTTTCTTAAAAATTCATTTTCAATTTTTTTATCACCATAAAGAAAATATCCATGCGGTTCTTCTAACGAGTGTGAGACTTCATGAACAATATCATCATACATATCCATAAAATCGTCTTGAATATTAGAAATGTACAATGTTCCGCCATCATAAAAAGCATTTAAGCTTCTTTCCTCAAACTCATCAAACCAACCAACAATTATCATCTCAATTTCTGACATGAGATGTGGTGGGATATTACTTTCTACTTTAGAGATGACTTTTTCTACATCCACATTATTAAGAGGATCTTTAAAAAATACGTGTAATCCTGTTGATGTATAAAAGTCAGTCTGCTGTTCCAGCAGTTGCTTCTGTTTGTTGTGTAAATAATCTTTCAGCATCATCTAATCCTAATTGATATCCTCTTAAAAAGTTTTCTTCAGCAAAAGCAAATGTAAATTCAGGAAAATCAGCAGCTAACACTTCAGCAATCATGTTCACTGTGACTTCTTCGTTTTCCAACCTAGTTCCAACATATTGAACAAGGTATGTTTTTAATTCTGAGTCTGGCTGAACCGGCATTGCTAATGTTTCATTTGTGTGCAAATCTTGTTCTGTAATAACTTTTTCTTCTGACATATTAACCTTCCTTTATTATCATATCATCAAAGTAAACGATTGTTTATTATAAAACTTTTGAGGCAAGTGTCGCTAGTTCCGATCTTTCACCTTTTTTAAAGGTCATATGACCAGCTATTGGATATTGTTTAAAACTTTCAATTGAATGAGCTAAACCGTTTGAAGTTTCATTAACATAAATATTGTCAATCTGCTCAATATCACCAGTTAAAATAATCTTAGTACCCTCACCGATACGAGTAATAATAGTCTTAATTTCGTGTTTTGTTAAGTTTTGAGCTTCATCAATCACCACAAATGCATTGGCAATAGAACGCCCACGAATATATGTAAGGGCTTCAATCTCAATTTTGCCTTTCTCCATATACATTTCAAGAGATGTACGATCGCCCATCAAAAATTTAAGATTATCTTGAATTGGCATCAGCCATGGAAGCATTTTCTCTTCCATTGTACCTGGAAGAAATCCAATATCTTTACCAAGCGGCTGAACTGGACGAGATACAATTAGTCGTGAGTAGTGATTGTTCTCTTGTCTCAAGCCTATTGTCTGTTGTAGTCCAGCAGCAATTGCCATTAATGTTTTACCAGAGCCAGCTCTACCAATTAATGAAACAATTTTTATATTGGGGTCCATCAACATATCAATTGCAAACGCCTGTTCCTTGTTTCTTGAATTAATTTTCCAATCAGGTAGTTTGTCATGTGTAATTTTTTTCAAAGGATTGTGATGGGTGCTAAACCTAGCTAACGCTGATTTTTTATCATTAGCATTAGATACCATCATTAAATATTGATTTGGATACCATAATTGTTCTACCTCATCTTCATCTATATAAATTTCTTCACCAGCATAAAAACGATCAATAATTTGATCATCAACGAGATATTCTACAAAACCAGTATATAATTCATCAGTGGACTCTGCAGCTTTTTCTGTGTCATAATCTTCAGCCTGCAGCCCAATCGAGTCACAAATAACTCTCATATTGATGTCGCGAGAAACAACAATCATTTTTCTATTCGGATTTTCTTGTTGTACAGCTTTTGCAGTAGCCAATATGATATGATCAGGTACTCTAATATCTAAATCTGGTGGAAATATTGAGCCACCAAGCGATGCATAAGACATTACTTTTAAAATGCCTTTACCTTTCCCTAAACGCACTCCTTTTTGAAGATCTCCAGATGCTCTTAGTTCATCTAAAGTTCTAATAATTCGTCTTGCATTTGATCCAACCGAATCTTGACGTTTTTTATGCTTATCGATCTCTTCAAGAACTTTAAGTGGAATAAAAATATCATGATTATCAAAACGAAATACGGCATCCGCATCCGTAAGATATACGCTAGTGTCCAGTAGATAGTTCTTTTTAGCCATCTATTCTAAGTAGTCTGATGAATCAAAGTAAGGATGATGTTTCCAACAACGAGGTTCATAAAGTTCAGAACCTCCAACTGTTATTTCAGCTATATCCTCTACTTTTTTATGTGTATAAAATGCATCCGCATTGCAAACTGTGCAAACTGCAGGACATTTTTCAATGTGTGTTGCCCATGGAAACATAGCCTCTATTTCTTCAAATGGCTTTCCAGTGGCTGATAAATCTAAGGACGATACAATGATTGTTTTTCCTTTTTTAAACAAGTCAATAAGCACCCAAGAAACACCACGCAACATAAAAGCTTCATCTACTGCTATGACATCATATTCATCATGATGGCTTATATATTGGTGAATTTCTAATCCATTTTTAACAACGCGAGCTGGCATTGTAGCACCTGAATGTGTAGTAATATTTACTTCGGAATAACGATCGTCGATAGCAGGCTTAAATGCAATTACTTTTCGTTTTTGATATTTATATCGATCTAAAACAGCAAACAAACGAGTTGTTTTTGATCCAAACATTGGTCCGGTAAAAATAATAAACTTTGGATTCACAGCCTACTCTCGTTATAAATTATTTAAAATGGCGGAAAGGGTGGGATTCGAACCCACGGTACGTTGCCGCACACTCGCGTTCCAGGCGAGCACCTTCAACCGCTCGGTCACCTCTCCTAAAATGGTGGAGGATAAGAGATTCGAACTCTTGACCCCCAGAATGCAAATCTGGTGCTCTCCCAACTGAGCTAATCCCCCAATCGCAATCACATGGATCGCATTCACAAAATTCACAAAATTCATTCATGTTATTAAATAGATATTTTAACAAAATGGAGCCACCTGTCGGGTTCGAACCGACGACATCCGCTTTACAAGAGCGGTGCTCTACCAACTGAGCTAAAGTGGCGAAAGAAACGGTTTTTTAGCGTCCAAGGAAAACCGTAAAACCCCTGCCTACGTAAGGATCGGCAGTCACCTATCGTTATTAATCCGACGATACAGCGGATTCGCCACTGGTAGTATCAGTGGTCTTGGCGGGAGTCTCAGTAGTGGAAGGGGTTGTTGTCTCGCCTGTTGTCTCATTTGAAGTAGTAGTGCTTTCCGCCTCGACTTCAGTAGTCTCTGTAGTTTCAGTTGTTTCTGCTGTCTCTTCTGTCTCAACACATCCAACCAATACAGCCAATGCAATAATCGCTCTCATAATATCTCCTTAGCTAAGCGTAATTGTTCCATTTTCGGTAGGAACAGAAACCGTCCAGGAACCAACAAAGGGTGATTCCATAATAAGATCTTCTACGGGGATCTTAACTTCTGCGGTAAGAGTACAAAATCCTCGCTTATAATCATACTTTTCAACTGACGAATCAATGAAATCAAAATCATAAAAGTTTTCACGAATTGTTTCGCTAACATAATCGGAAAAACCATAACTTCCACGTTCGTAATCATCAAGAAATCCGCCATCACGAAGTTCTTGGATAATATTAGTACCAAACGGAGTAGTAACCGTAAGCCCAGGTGTAGTAATAAGTTCTGCAAACTGTTCCACTACATTTGTATTTGATAAAGCAGTATCTACTTCATCTTCATTCATAAGAAACACATCAGTTCCTTCACTGTATGTAAGTGTAGCCATGGCATTTGGTGCCGTGCGCAAGCTCTTCAGCCTTTCAATAAATGACATTAATCCTCCTTATGTCTTTATTATTTTTTTTCTATCCAAACGATTGTATATTCGTTTTTACTTGGTGGACTACTATTATGTGTTGTATTTTCTGAAATGTCAATAGGTAACAGACAAGATTTTAAAATTTTAATTGGTATTTTGGTATTGCTACCATTTATCCACGGTAATTGTTGAGCACTGCACTCTTCTTTTACCATAACGCGTTCAGCAGTTGGATACCAAAAATTATTATGACCTATTTCAGAAGTATAACAAATTGTATTTTTTTCAATTATCATTCTTTTCCCATAGATAGTTTTTCCACAAATCGTTAACTGTATTACCTATTTTAAGAACACTTGTTTTTGGTTTTGTTGGTTTACGTATCGGTATCATACCACACTCTTTAGGTGTTCTGCAACCCTTTTTTTGATTACATTTTTTACATGCTGTAACTAAATTAGTCCAACTTTTTTCACCGCCACGACTTTTTGGTAAAACATGGTCAACAGTTAATACATTTGTTGGAAAAACCTTTGAACAATACTGACATTGATTATTATCTCTCCAAATGATGTTTTGCCTACTGCAAGAAATACCACCAAAACGATATCTAACAACATTAGTCAACACAATAACAGCTGGAACTTTAAATGACTTAGATGGGGAACAAATTTCTTTTGTATAATTTTCTATAGCTTTTGCTTTTCCAACAATACAGAGCACCAAAGCTTCAACAGCATCAATAACTTCAACAGGACGATATGTCGCATCTAATTTTAGCGCTTTCATAGGTTCGTCCATACTATAACTACTTTCAAGGTAGTTGTCAAGTATTATCTTTCTGAGTGTTTAGTCTTATTTCTAACCGGAGGAGCTAAAGTCTGATCAAAATCTCGTACATTTTGTACTAAATCTGAAGAACTAGCTAGTTTATTGTCTCCGCCAATACCCCACAATAATTCAACTCCAATTTCTTCGCACACTGCTTGTTCGGGAGTATTTGATCTTCCTCGATCACCACCGTTAGCAAAAAAATCCGGCTTAAGTCTTCTAATAGCCTCACATACAGTACCGTCAGTATCGTCAACCGAATCTACTAAAACAACACCTTTGATGGCATTTAAAATTTCAGCTCGTTGGTTGAAGTCCATAAATACAAAACCTTTTTTACGATATAACCAATCATCTGAGTTTGCTATTACAATAACATCTCCATAATTAGCAGCATCTCTAATCATGCGAATGTGACCAGCATGCACCGGGTCAAACCCTCCGGACACCATTACTGTTTTCTTTTTTTCTGGTACGAATTCATCACCGTACATATTTTCATGAATTGTCATTTTGTTTTCCTTTCTTTTATTCCGGGAAGTGTTTTTTTACTTTAAATTTGGAACCATCAGGTCCACATCTATGAACTTTTACTTGTAAAAGTCCTGTGTCATCGTTGTCCAATAATGCACATCTTAATTCATTTGCATCAGCATAAGTATCAAAAATCCTGACTTTTTCCCATTTCTTTTGTTTTTTATCCATTTTTATGCTCCTAAATCTCTTAAAATATGAAAATCAATGATATCAACTGTTTCTTCCGGAGAGCCGACTTCAAAAGCTCTACCTGTATCTTTAAGCTTTGAGAAAATTTCATAGTCATTTCCTGTTGGACCACATCTATCACCTACAAACCAAAATGTCCAATTTGGACCATCAAAATGATTTAATGCAAATGTCTTATCCCAACCATTTGGAAATATATCAAATGAAGTATTTCCTCCTAATTTAACAGTAATATCAATATTAGTTGTTGTGACGAAATTTTTCAAAACTGAAAGGTATTTCTCTCTGATGCCACAAAGTTTGTCCAAGCCTTTAAATATATTTCTTTCTTCTTGTCTAGCGTTTCTACCAATTGGACACCAATTAATCATAGAACCTCTGTTTTGAACGAAATTGCCAGTTAATGGCATATCGTCATTTTCTTCAACTAATCTTGCCTGTAAAACACATAACATGCTCATTAGTTTTTGAAAGTCAGATGCTCCAATATGATCAATCATATATTCTTTAGACATATGATTAAAAATTACCTCCTCATCACCATATGGAATGACATATTCAGTTCCATTACAAGGTAATAAATGACAATTTTGTTTTATAATTGGATCTGCTAATGCTGGCCATAATTGTTCTTTGATATATTCAAGACCAGAGCCAGTTAAAAACCCAATCTCAGCATAACGAGATAGCTCGCGCAAAGCTTTTAACATAGCTTTTTGGATTGGCTGCCTTGCTTCTGTTAATGTACCATCTACATCAAATAAAACAAGGTGTTGTGGTTGTATCATTTAATCTCCTTTTTGTTTAGGTGCAACCCAAGGTGAAGTAATAGGGTCTTGTTTTTGTTCACAATCACAACCAAACACGGATACTGAATCCATGCGATTGCCATTAGAGCTACAAGACTTTTCACATTGCTCAATTACTTGTTTGTCTACTTGACAGGAATTTACGAAAAAAATCGTCACCACTGTTACACAAATATAAAGTATACTTTTAGCTATAAAAGAAAAATCTATAGATTTAAATCCAAAAGGATCTGGTGGTTCCCTATTCGATCCGCCGTAATTTGATGTATTTTCCACTCTCTTCGTCGTAGACGAGGCGTTGTCTTGATAATTCATCAATTACATGCTCTCTAAAAATATTACTTACAGGTTCTTGTTCAGATTCATGTTCTTGTTTCATCTGATTCAATAAACATTGTACCTTATGATTTAACTCTTGTGTTCTATATTTTTCGTTTTTTCTAAACTGAATAAACTTATATGCAAAATACCCGAAGGTAATACAGTTTATACCTAAAATCAATAATAAAACTTCTAACACAATTATATCCCCCCTATGTGCCGGTATCCCCGGTGTCACCTCCTTCATCTGGAAAATAGCGATATCCTACTTCCACTAAATCATTTCCGCCCGGTATGATTGTGAAATAAATAGTATTATCAGCAGAAGAATAATACCAATCGTAATTTAAAGATCCGTTAATAAATACTCTTATTGATTCTTCAACTGGTTCATGAGTTAATTGAATATATTCATGAGGTTCTAAACGAGATGCAGCGTCCACCACGCCAGCACTCCAATCTTCAGAGCAGATGTCAACAATTTGTCCCATAAAATGATTTGTCGCTTCAATATATCTATCACCAGTATTGTAATCACTAGTATTGCATAAAGATTCCGAAGGAGTTAGATTAACAATACTTGATAAGTATGCAGAACCACTTCGCAATCCTTGATACCAAGATATAAAACTTTCAACTGTTGGAAAATGGGTATTGCTTTGTTCTTCTTCGTCTGATACAAATACAACAAGCAACGCAGCATCGTAACGCAACCATGTTTGAGCATATGTGTTATTCATTAGATATTCATATGCTGCATCAAAGCCTGCTTCCCTGTGACCTTTACCCATATTGTTATACATATTTTCAGCATCAGCGATATCATCACCAGGCACTAAAGGAAATTGAGATTCCGTAGAGGCGTAGTCTGGATCATTCGACATCATTGCTAAACGCCAACCACTTTCAGGAAGCGCAAGAAGCATTGCTTGAATACCTGCTAATAATTCTGTATTGTATCTGCTCATTGAGCCTGAAGTATCGATAATCCAAAGTATATCAACACCATCAACTGATTGAGGTTGAATTAAAGAATCAACCCAAATCAATCCAGGATCTTCTGGAACTTCAATTTCAATATATACTGGTACTTCTACTTCTTCATAGACAGTTTCATAAACAACTTCTGTTTCAATTTCAGTGCCAGTACCAACAATATAATAATCCATATTGGTGCTGCAGCCTGTTAAAACGGCTGCTGCAAACACAAGCAGTTGTTTTAAAAATTTTTTTGCCATCCCTATTAGTACGTAGGGAGTGACTTACTAAAAACGTCTTGTTAAATTAATTTTATTATTTTGAAGTAACAATTTCGTACAAAGTAGATGGAGAAATTTGCGATCTTTCAAAAATTCTAGCTTTTTTCCAGTCGATAACTGTACTAACTCTAAGAGCATGAATGATCCATTCACTACAATACCATCTGTTTTTTCGTTTAATTTTAAAAGGTATTATATGAGAAAGTATCATTCCCCACCAATCATATCTACAACCTTTTGTACGTTCAAAAAATTCTTTTATAGTCTCAACTTGCTCTTCATCAACCTTCAATGTTACAAAATCCCAATTTTTAGGATCCCAACTTTCTCTTTTTACAGCACTGAGTTTTGACGAGGCAAAGGGTCCGATACGTATCCAAGTAACGCCATCAGGCAAAATTAGCTCAGCATGAGAGTAAGGACTTTTTGTCCACCATCTAACGATTTTATTAAATAAATCGCCTCTGCCTTTATAAAACGCTACTTTTATTTCCATTTTATTTTGTTTCGTAATAAACGCCTCCATTTATACGTATTGAGATCGTCTTTTAATGATACCAAAATTTTTAATAATTTTATAAAAAAAATGGGGGGCAAAAAGCCCCCCGTGAAAGTCACGAAATTTCTATCTTTCGCACCGTTCTTTCTTCTTTTGTTGGTACAACTTTTGGGATGGTCAAAGTAAGAATTCCGTTGTCATAATTGCCTTTAATTTGTGACTCATCCAAATTGTCTCCAAGGCGGAAGGAGCGCTGAAATGCGGATCGTTTGATTTCGCGCTTAACATACTGTCCGTCTTTTATGTTCTCGTGTTGATTGCTGGTGCCTTGAATAGTTAACACGCCTTCTGCAACTTCAACCGATACATCCTCCCGTCGCATACCAGGAATAGCTGCCTCAATCAACACGCTTTCGTCATTATTAATGACATTTACTTTAGGGTAAGAACCTTTGTGAAAAAAGTCTTCTCCTAAATCTCTTGATACAGTTGGAAACATGCTTCCAAGCATATCATCAAAAAGTCTATCAAACGGAGTCAAAAACTCGTTTTTAGAAAATGCCCTTGGGGCTAAGTTATTTCGCCTTACTATTGTAGTCATAATATTTCTCCTTATCTGTTTAGTATAAGCTTGTTGGCAGTCGCATTGATCTACCAACGTCAATAATATAACCACTTATTATTTTTAGTCAAGTTTTTTTATATCAACAACAGAAGAAACTAATTCTACAAGCACATCGGGCATTTCTTCTTGGTTTCCATTATCAAGCCACATAATAGTTAATCTGTCGTGTACAACTCTTTCATTCATATGGTAAGTGGACTCAACTGCGAGAACAATACCAATCATTTGATCATCGTATCCGATTGTAATGAATTCTTTTTCTTTTACAATGTCGCCGACTTGAAATTGGTATTTATCTTCACTCACATTATAACTATTAATCTTTTTTTAATTTGTTTCTACTTTGAATTGCTTTTTCTACTTCTTCAGTGGGCAAATCCATGCCTGTTTTAATTTGCCAAAGGGCTTTTTCGATTTCATCTGTTACTTCACATTCTAAATCTTCTTCTAATACATGTGTTTTAGTTTTAAAAAACTTAATTGGATTTTTAATATTTTTTATAAAATTATTCATTTTTACCCTTTAGATAATTTCCATAACAATAACCAGATGCTAGAATGCAAACACCGCCAATAATCCAGCTTCCGTTTACTAACATAACACCTGCAAAACCAGCATTTAATATTGAACATGCTAGACTAACATGATGTGAACTTAAAAATTCTCTCATTTTATTTCTCCTTAAATAAATGGTGGAAGCGGCGGGAGTCGAACCCGCGTCCACGATATCTCAAAAAACAAGTCATTCACAAGCTTGGATAGTTTTTACTCCACTTACTATCAAGTGTAGACGGTTTTATCCACATCGCTTACCGTCCTGTTGCGATGGGTGGTTTGATTTTTACAACTTATCTGTTGTTTTGATTAGATTGGATAGAAGGTTCTAATCAACCTCCTCGATTAAGCCGCTAAGCGTGCTGCTTCGAAATGTGTGTTGTTATTTGCAACTATTGTTTTGAACTATTAAGGCTGTATCTTGCCTACTTGCACTTGATTTTATCCTTACCCTGTCGAAACCATTTCGCTCCCTTTTCTAAATTTTTTAACAATGATTCCCAGTGGAACCCCTTCATCATCATCAAGCCAAATTACAATTTCTTTTTTTGACTTTTCTTTTATTTTTTTTGAAAAACCAATACTTTTTTTAGCTGCTTTAATGGCTGCAGATTCTGACGAATGTTTACTAATTAAGTCACCTTGAATAAAGCGACCATTATACCCAAAAACTTTCCACATTTTTCCTCCTATAAGAGCCAACCGGCTGTGGTTCTTTTGCTCCCCACTCGCTAGCCTCCAAATTATTTTAAATCCTTATGAGACATCTGGATATTATTTTCACTTAATTGAAACGGTTGGTTTAAAATTTTCAAACATCATTGAAGTAATTTTCTACATCATATTTTCTGAGTAACTTCTTAAATTCTACATATGTAAGATTTAAAAATCTAGCTGCATCTTTTTTTGATATTGTTGTTGAGATGGCAAACTTTAAAACTGCTTCCTGGACAATCTTATTAGTATTTCTCCAAATATCAAATCCATACAATCTATTATTAATAAGATTACATGAAAGCTCTAACTTGATAGCTATAAGATCTTCTAATGTAAGATTAGAAATTAAAACTAATAAATTATCATTTAACTTGTTTTGATCTTTTAATTTAGTTATAATACTTTTATTGATAGTAGTTGAAAGCTTTTGTTTGTTTGCCATCACATAACCAGCACATATATAAGGTAACTGATAAAGAAAAACTTGTCAAGTATTTTTTTTAATAATTAATCTAAGACAATTTCAAAAATGTCTTCCAGGGCATCGGTTTTAGGTGCTGGTGGTACTGGTTCTTCTTCAGCTGGTTCAGAACCCATTTCGGCGCTTTTTTCAACTTTAGCATCTTGATACGCTTGGTTAGTAGGCTCTTTCACAGTTCCAGCTAAATCATCTTCAAATTTATCAAAATACAGTTTTGTATTAGCAATTAAGTAATCATAAAAAATTTCTTGATCTTCAGGATTATCAAGTAATTCATATGCATCAATTACGCTTGTTTGTACTTTTTTAAATGTATTAAAAGCCATATTTCTACCAGTTTTATCAGAATCTTCTAAACCTTTTCCAAATTCTTCTCGTTCATCTGGAGGTTCTTCTTCTTCAGCTTTTTCAGCATCCGTTCTGATGTCAATAAATTTATCTAAATCTGGATCTGCATCATCCACTTTTACATTAATTTCTTCTTTCACAGTTGCTTTATTGTTAACTTCAACAGGTGTTAATGTGTCTACAATAGCCTTTACGATATGAGATCTAAAAGAATCTCGTTGATCTTCATCAGTAGTCATAAGCTTATAATCATCTCTGAAGACAGGAATAATTTTTTTAAGAAGATCTTCTAGAACGTTAATTCCAGTTGATTTATTTGGCGCCGGATCTGCATCGGATGTTTCGGCTTCATTGAGCATATTTTTTAATTCAAGCATTATCAGTGTTTGTAATGATTCTTGAATTTGTTTTTCTTCATCTAATTTTTTTTGCTTGACATGCCGAATTAATTGGCGTATATTTTCTCTTAGAATTTGTTCTTGTTCATTCATCGCATAATGCCTCTTTCCATAATTAGTCTCATAACATCATCAATTAAAGATGTGTTAATATTTTCTTGTTGTTTTTTCTTTTTTCCACGTCTTACCTTTCCAGGAAATGGTGCTCCATAACCACCTACAACTCCTCCTGGAGACATTTCATCAAGGTCGATAGATAAACCAAAAGTTGCAAGAAGAGAATTTACATTTCCCTCGCCAATAAAAGATTCTAATAGTTTTTTAGCTACAGGATTGGTAGAAGCCTCGCCAATCATATATCGAAAATCAGATGCGTGATATTCATTTGGATTTTTACCAGATTTAACACTTGGCAATCCTTTATATAAATTAGAATTTTCATCTTTTAAAAGAGTTTCAATATATCCATCATCGTGTTCTTTTGGAGGAACAGCTGAACTTTCTGGATCTATAAGATTTAAAGTTTCGGAAACATATTTTTCCGCTCCTGACCACCTTTTCCAATCCTCGCCCTTTTGACTAGCTCCTAAAATAATATTAGTTCCTGCTGGAATTTTTGTATCTGCGCCTACAATTTCATAACCAGCATTAATAGGAGAGGCATGATTTTTTGAGATTTGCACATCAACTCCCGGCATACCAACAATAAGCTGGATCCATAATTTTTCAGATTCTGCAACTCCAACTTCAGTTCCATCAGGCAAATATCTTCCTTTTAATGTTGGTTTTGAAATTATAACAATAACCTTGTCGGCTTTTGGAACACTGATACCTTCGCCAGTAAGATATTTGATAACCATATCAAGATGACCCTTATGAGGAGGCTTATATGCACCTGGAACTATAGCAATTGTTTGAGGAGAGGTATCTTCAATTGACTCATCTTCAAATTCGGTATCAACAACAAGGTCTTCATCTTCGTCTTCAACTTCTTCTCTCATGGCATAAACGCCTTGAT